CCCTCAATATAAACATTGCTATTTCCGGTGACGTAATATCCCCAGAACTCCACTTCTATCACCCCTGTAGCCGTCGGTAACATCGCCGCTAACGACGTAAGGTGCCAATCTGTATCAGCAGATGAAGCCTCTACAAATATCGTATCAGGAATACCAGCAATCTGAGCGCCCCTTACCACCAATCTTGCTCCTACGGTTGAGGTGTTATCCTTCTTAATATACGCCGAGACATTCAAGGTCTTGTTCGCCTCTACCGCAAGGACAGCGGCCTTTAATTTAATTGGAGAATCCACAAGACAAGCCTTGCTATCGGCAATCGCAATTTTCCACATTTTTCCTGTCCCTCCTACCCTGTCCGTAGCCAGATTCGAGGCTGTCCCCTGTTTATATAAAGACCTAGACAGTCCATTCTGGTCATTAGTTATTTTAATCGGCATATTATAATTATTTCCCGAAGTGTTATTCAATTCCACAGCAGAAGTCAGGCTACAATTATTCAATTCTACATCTACAGGTGAATAGTCTGCGCCATTGGTAATATCGGCGGTGTTATCAGCCAATGAAGCTCCCCCGACATATATAGATGCTCCAAGCGTGTTGATATACACCCCAGCCGTATTATTCTTGATATTTCCGACTTTAGTAATTCTGACGATACTGCTAGCGCCATTTATGCCGCGGACATTCCCAGAAAGATTCCCTACCTCCTCAATCTGCACTCTACGAGCAAGTGAAAAAATGCCACTCGCTCCACAATTACAGGCATTCCCAAGCCAATCAACAGTCAGGTACAGAGGACTTCGAATACCGTATTCTGTCATATTATTTAAACCCTGAATATTTTTCAAATAGAAGACAGAATTATCAGCCGTACCATTGTTGTTCCCCATTCCGATATCGTATCTCGCTCCAGAAACCCTATTAATTGAATTATAAGTAACCGCTGAATGAACTCCATACCCATTCCCATTTAAACCATCGAAATAAGTTTCTCCATCCTGAGAAGAGTCGCCAGTATTATACCCCCCCTCATAAGCTATCATGGAAGTAGCCGTCCCCGCTTTTTTACATTCCTGAACAAGTGTACTCGCTGATGCGGCCAATATGGTTTTGATGGTCTCCCGTTTGTAAGTTGTAACTGACGCCGCCGTCGCACCAGAATACCCTTTTCCCGCATTAGCCTTGGTATTGGTTTCGGTGTCCAATAAAATCGTCGCTCCGTTTATACTTTGTATTCCCAACCACGGCTCAGCACCACCATATACCGCACTATTTTTAGAAATCAAACTTTGTAAATTCAGGCCATCAGTAGTACAGGCGATAATGTTGTCGAGATAAATATATTTACTAGCCGTATAGGTGGTTGTGCCATTAAGTACAGCAACAGACTTAATCGAGGCGCCCATATCTCCCCCACCCGTTTTAACAATCGTCAGAGGAAGCCAACGGCCAGTAGAAGGAATTGCGGGGAGAGCGAAAGAATCAACAGCAGCTCCAGAAGCGTCAACACTGGAATATAAATTGATTATAAAGGTTGAACCGTCGGTAATAGCCACCTCATTTTTTATCCAAAAAGAAATCTTCTGATAACCAGAAAGTACCAATTCCCCCGTGGCATAATAAGCCTGCATTTGATTTGCACCAGGGGTAGCATCCTCCACTAACTTCAAACAAAAACTACCCTCCTTAGCGTCAGTGGCCACAGCTAATTTTGCTGAAGAGGTCGCGTTAACCGCAGTCCAATCAGCTTCACAGTCTGTGATAGTCAGATTCTGTGCTGTCTCCAATGTCACTGTTTTGTCCAAATACGTCCACGCTGCATTACCAACCGAAACCGGGTTCGGACTTTTCGCAATTTTAATTGTATCCCCTGCTGCTAATCTTGCCGCCGTAGCACCAGTAGTCATCGTTTTCCAAGCGTCAGTCCAGTTCATTCCCCCTCTAGGAGTAACCGTTCCATTGGGGTCGGCTGCGGCCTGCCAGACAGTATTATCCAAAGTAAAATCATCCAGCCCCGTAACCGTAATTTTAAATGCAGCATTTAACCACGCCGTAAAAGCCGTTAAGTCTACGACTGCACCCGTCACTAACCCATGTCCAACAGCATGAATATTAACCGTTGTCCCTGAAGGATTTGAAGCTACACCAGCAAAACCAGCACGGGCTGTGTCTGAGCCAAGCTCATAATCCATGAAAAAAATAGCATTAGTATAACTCATACCTCAATATATGTCAATTGAACCCCTGAAGTTGAACCTGCTCCAGTGGTACAAGTAAGCGCTTCTCCGCTGCTGGTTTCCATATGACCAACAGGAGAAAAGTTGATTACCTCGCCACCGTTCGCAGCGTTTTGATAAATAGGACTAATTGCTGTCCCAGCACCCCCACCCTTCGAATTAAAAGTTAAATTAGTGGCCACGCCTCCCGTAACTACGTCCCAAGAAACTATTCTAATTTTTTTCCCAGCCACTGCTGTTACAAGATTATAGTCCGTCTGGCTGACAGGCACATTAGCAAAAGCGAACTTAGGCGTGAGAGCAGTAGTTCCTAAATAAATAACCCCAGTCTGCAATGCTGAAATAATCTGACCAAGAAGAGCTGTACCAGCTCCAAGAGTAGTATTCACGTCCAGTTTGTTTCCTGTAACGGAAACCACATTTCCTAAGGCGTCCACAATCTGAACTTTCTGTGTTCCATCAATTAGACTATCAGGAAAAATCGGCAGCCAAAAATCCGCCGTAATGGTTCCAGTCACTCCGGCATCTGCTTTTTTCCCGTAAATCGTCCCAGTCTCATAATCTATAAAAAACTGACCAGCGACCAGTCCACTCGCATTCCCCCCATTTCCAGAAAAATTAGGGACAAACTGAACCTGTGTAGTAAAAGTTGTAGCCGCCGCACCACCAAAGGCAAAACTAGAGTCGTTTAAAGCCCCCACTCTGCCATAATTTCCTAAAATTTGACCATAAGGCAATTGAATTTCAACTACCGTCCCAACTGCCCCTGCCGGAATTACAAAATCTACCCCAGCAGTTAAGGTCTTGCCAGTAAACTTACTAGAGACCTGATCTAAAACAGGAAGGGCATAAGAAGGAGACGCCGTACTTGTTGCTCCTCTTAGAGGAAAAGATTCTCTAGAAATCGTCGTCATTTTCTCTAATTAAAGGTTTCAAACTTCGCAGCCACTATCGGCCCTAACACTTTCTCCTTATCAGTATAAGGCAGTTTTTTAAATTCTTCTACCGTATTTATTCCCGTCTCTCTTAATTTTTCTATTGACTTTGGCCCTAAACCTTTAACTGAAAGTAAGGTATTTTCCAAAACTGCGGAAGTAGCAGAAGTTCCGTCTACAGTCTGCGCCTTAACCTCTTGTTTTCCCCCTGTCAGCTGCTCCAATTTCTCTACCCTCTCTTTTTCAATCTTCGCCTGCCAGTCTGCCTCAATCTCAGGAGTCAATTCTTGAACACCATGTTTGCTCAACCAAATTTCGAAATTCTTCTGTTCTTCTGAATCAAAGGTGAAAGTTCTGGGCCTCAGTTGATTTTGAATTTTTTCTATTTCAGCTACTTTCTCCGGGCTCAACTGAGTAATAATAGCAGACAGATGCTCATACTGACCATCGTTTATAGCCTTCTCCATCAATTCAATTTCTGAATCTACAAAAAGAGAAGTCTTCACCCCCAATGTTTCTAAAATTGACATAATTTTTTAAAGATAATAACAGCTAGGGAGGCCCGAAGGCCCCCTATAGCTATCATCATTTCTTTTCCTCTTCCAAGGGTTTCGGTTCGGAATCCATTAGATTACAGACCTCAATGTATGCCCCTTTCAGAGAAATCATTTCCGTCTGGTAGCCGCTTACTTCCTGGCTCGCCTTTTTCAAAAGGTCTTGCACCTCAATAAAACGGCTTTCCAGTTCCTTTTTGCGTTCTTCCAATTTTTTATCCATTACGTTTTTGATTAAAGAATAATGGTTTAATCTACTCTAATTACCTCGACAAAGATATAAGCATCCAGGGTTCCAGAAGCGCTTACATATAAATCCTGACCAGCTGTAAGCGTGGAAAAGGAATCATCAATCTGAGTTGCGTTATCTATGTCGTTATCAGAAGCAGCGGCAGTAACGACATCAGTAATGTCATTAGAACCATTGTCCTGAAGTTTCCAAGTCCCGCCATCAGCAGAAGTATTCTGTGACCAGGCCCTCACCACCATCATCTTGAAAGGAACCGAGTCAAGCAACTTCACTGGGCCGATTTCGTTATCCACATGGCCTACGAAGAGCACCGGTAAAGTCTGTACCGCAGCCTCAGTAGCAGGTACTGCGATAGGGTCAGTCTCAGACCCACTCACATTACTCAACACGTTTCCTGCACCATCACAATCAAACGTCTTGTTGGTAAATACGTCAGCCGTAGCTTTACCGACTAAGGTATCTGTAGCATTTGGCAAAGTCAGCGTCTGAGCAGTACCAGCCGCAGCAGCAAGCGTGAGCTTATTACCAGCGGTTAATGCCGAAGCGTCGAAGCCGATTGTCTTTGTTAACGCGCCATTGGCTCCAAAGATACAGGTCGTATCCGTCAGAGTCTTATTGGTTAAGGTATCGGTAGTCGCCAGACCTACTAAGGTATCAGTAGCATCAGGAAAAGTAATTGCCCTATCATCGGTATGAACAAAAGTCAGAGTTGTTGCTTTCCCTGCTGTAGCCCCACCCAGACTCAATTTGGCCATTTTGGTCAAAGCACCATTTGCACCAAAGTAAACCGTAGAATCTGTCAGAATCTTATTCGTCAGAGTCTGTTGGAGGCCAATGAAGGCCATCACCTGACTTACACCCGCGAAATCTGGGATTGTCAAATTGGCAATTCCAGCTGTTTGGGTAGTCGTAGCCAAAGTAAGGTCGAAAGCTCCGGCCTCAAGAGCACAAGATTGTGCAATCGTAGAAGCCGTCCCCGCTGGGAGTGCTGTGGCGGCAAGATGAACCCAGTTGGTTCCATCAAAATACGCCACATCCCCAATAACCTCACCAGTTAAAGTTAAATCTGTAACCTTTCCTGCCGTTGAGATATCAGTAGAGACCGCCAGTTTTGACCACGCGATAGCGGCAGCAGCATCAATATCTGCGTTTACCAGGCTTGGAGTATAAAATTCCAAAGCCGTTTCACCTACATTTACTCTTACTGGTTTCAAAGAAGACCCCGCAAAAGCTGCTGGGACGTCAGTCAAACCAATAAAGGTGGAAGAACCACCCGAACCGATTGCGTTAAAATCACAATCAGTAGAATCACCCTCATTAATGTACAAAGTGGTACCAAGACCCCCATTTGTCTTAATGAAAAGGCAACCCTTAGCATAACCATTATCATTATCAGTCGGTTTTGTTGCTCCAGAGCAGATAGAAACCTCTTTTGCCCTGTTTACAGCAGCTACATATACACTGGGAGTCCCAATTTTATGTAATTCTGTGTCTAAACCAATTATATTGAAACTGGTTACACCTTTATCATCCGTTATACCACTCATTTTAAAGGTTGTTATTAAGTATTAAGAGGGGGGATTTCTCCCCCCAGTTTTCGTTTACGGTAAGGGGTTAGCACCTGTCGAACCGACAATCCATCTCCAGTCAATCGGATTTGGGCCAAACAGAGTAGAGGCCAGGATATTTTCGACACCATCAATATCCTTCATTCTATTATGGATACGAGGTTCCCATGCTTTCGCCATAACAAGCATCTCTCTCATCTTATCCATATCTACCAAGAACCAGTAGTTGGCATAGGCATCAGGCATGTGATGCATAGGCAAGACCTGGAAGGACTTACCAAGTGCAGCAGAAATTGTCGGAGACACCACGCCAAAGCCAAGATTCGCAGAATCCGGGCCGTATTCACTCATCTTCAATCTGAAAGCAGTCTCCAAGCCCTGCCTAGAAGCGATAAGACAAAGGTTGGTGACAGGACGTACCAGTACGCCTGCATCATCTTTGAATCTATCCAACTGGATAGAAGCAGCCTGTAAAGAGGTAGCCGCCAAAACCACGTTGGTTGTTACACCAACAGTGATGATGTTGGACTGTACCGCCAGACCAGGTTTTGCCGATGGATGAGAAGCAGAAATCAAAGCAACGGAATCACCACCAGTGATGAAAGTCGTACCTTGGCCAAGATAGAAAATCTTAGCAAAATCCTGTTCCCAGTTGAGCATCAAGCCATTTACCAGACCTCTTACCATAGAATCCACTTCGTATACACCCATGCTGGATCTCTTTTTCAAGAAATAATCCAGTTCTTCAGTGTAAGGAACTCTCTTGGTATATTTTCGGACTACCAGCGTCTTGGCATAGCCATTGTACTTGTAATCCAGTGCATAGGACTGACCTTCAATTGTCAGACCACCAGCACCATAGCCAGACAAAGATGACATCTTGTCGGCTGTAGTTTCGATTTCATATTCCTTAAAAGGAAATTTTTTGAACTGAGACTCATTCGCAATTTGGTATTTCACCTGGTCAAACGCCGAGACGATTGCGGGATCTACTATTTGCGGAATACTCAGTGTAGAGTTATTAGCCATATTAAATTAAATAAATTAAAAATTAGTTTCCCTATCCTTTAAGCCAGCGCAAAAGCAAGTCCTGCGGGCTCAGCAACCTTACATCTCACAGTCGTAGTCGCGTTCACATCGTAATCAATTACATACATCTGACCAGAAGCTCCAGCGGCCAAATCCAGTTGGAAAGCATTGGTTGATAACTTGATATCAGCATATGCACCAACGTCGGTATCCGTACAAGCTTGGTCAGAGGTCAATTCAAACTCCATGTCTTCCTGAATTGGTTCGTAGTAACCAACAACCTTTGCCACCGTCTGATTGTCAATGGTAGCAGTGACACTAGTACCAATGTAGATACCAGTAATCTTTTCGGCAGCAGCCGTCCTCGCAAGGAAGCCATTTGCGTCAATAGTCACAAAATCTTTATTGTCCAAATATGTGCTATTAGCCAGGATTCTTCCCTGGGTATTGGAGGTCTTCATGCCAGACACTAATCGTACTCCACTCATGATAAATTATTATAAAATTATAAAATATTTTTGTAACCTCTTTTCTCTTCCAGCGCTTTAGCAAGCCAAGTTGTCTGCTCGCTATAACCACCTTTTTCTTTAGGAAGTGGGGCAGGTCGCGTTCCCGTTCCTATCGGAGCTAATCTAGGCAGCTCTACCTCGGTACCTTCTACTACTTTTCCGCCAAAGGCGATTGTATGCGCCATTCCTAGCGCTTTCTCGTAGTCCTCAGTAACCAAGGCTGGATTAAGATTATCCATAGCCTCTTGAAGCTTTTTATACTTTGGGTCGTACTCATTTTCCAAAATCTTCTTAGATGCAAGAAACGCCTTCTTTGCCTTCTCCTGCTCCTTGATTCTTTGAGCTTCAAGCTGTGCTTTAATTCGCATCATCTCGCTCTTCGTCTCATATAACGTCGGGTCAGTAGCCTTTAACTCCTCAATCTTAGCCCTTTCCATCAACTGTTTATATGACCTTATTCCTTCTGCTCCCCAAACTTTTAAGATAACTTTATTGGCGAGAACCGGGTCAGAAGTCGCAATCTTATGGATTAACTCAGGATTATCTTTCACTAAATCAACCTGTAGTTCTACCACTCTTCGGACTTCATCGTTTTTCTTCTCTACCTCTGTTATTGCTCCCTTTAGTCGTTTTTGTAAAATAGCTTGTTCATCTTCCTCTTGTGGGGGAACCTCTACAGGGGCTACTTCTTCTTTCTTCTCTTCGACTACCTCTTCCTTTTTAGCAGCAGGAGCAAATTCGGGAACCTCTACTTCACTTACCACTTTCTTCTCAGTCTGAGAAGGATTGGCAGGGGTGATTTCTTCTGTCATATTCTTTTTTTTGATACGAATTAATTTAGCCTGTTTTTAACAGACTCTTGGCGGGGTGCCAGTGATGGCTAAACCCCTCCAGCAGTCTGCTAAAAAGTTTCTAGTTTTTAATGTTCAAAGGCCGGTTGCCCCAGGAGAAGCACCAGGTCTTAAAATCTGACCAGCATTATAACTAACATTTGTAACCCGACTAGCTCTACTCACTCGCATATGTCCTGGGCCAACCTTAGTATTGCCAGTTCTCCCCTCTCCTTCTTCCAAAATTTCCAATACCTTCTGTTCTTCTTTTGCCATAGTAATTATGTTTACTTATAAGCTTACATTATCAGGTAACTTTTCAAATTCCTCTACCATTCTAGCCTCAGCTGTTTCTTTCTTCATTGCCTTCGTTATGACTACATCATACTCTCTCCTTACTTGCATTACAACTAGTTTAACTATCATCCTAGCCCACTTCACTCCCAGGAACTCGTCCAAGGTCTGTGCGTCCTTAAAAGTCCTGTTTTCCAAATCTGTTATGATATTACCCAAAAGACGCTCAAACACCTTATATTCGGGCAGGACTGCTAGGTGGGCTAGCTGCTCCTTTTCCAGCTGGGTTAAGAGGGACTTTTGATAAGATACTCGCTCCAGGATTCGCAGCAGGCGGTATGCCTGTTTCATTTTCTTGAACATTTTGTGCTTGGGCTATTTGTTGTTCTGGCTTTGGTTGTAAATTTTGAGGTTGCATACTCTCTGGCAAAAGACCTGGATCACTGATGGCACCCCTAGCTATCTCTTCTGGCGTTCCTTGCATAGACTGTTCAGCCTTAGCCAAGACATAATCAGGCATAGCATTAATCTCTGCAATCCACCTAGCTAATCCTTCTGGCGAGAAACCATCCGGTGGAACCTGAAGCATAGCCTCAATCCCTTCTTTTTGAATTGCCTTATCCAATTCCCTGCTACTAGCCAGGTTACCAAGCTCCAAATCCAATTCCAAATCGAAATCTATGTCCTCAGGCTGTAAATCAAAATACCTAAAACCATCTACCGTTTCAGTATCAAATCCACCATTTTTTCGTCTCAAATATTCTCCCTCAGTCTTCACCTGAATCGGCATTCCTGCCTTTAACATAGCCCCATAATGCAACTTCACATCATCCTTCAAAAGTCTATACAATCTGGAAAAGAAAGAGGATGCCATGTAATTCATACCCATTTCAATCAGAGCATTCTGACTCTCTCTTCTGATAATCGTTTTCCTAGCCGTCTCAGACGCGTCCTGATTAGTCGTATCGTTAATATTGAGTCCAGAAGCCCGGATAACATCATTGTCAGTCGTCTCATCCAGTTTGTAGAGCATACCCAAATCAGGAGTCATCTTCACCTCCTTTAACTCATTTGGACTCACTCTGATAAAATCCTGTCCCCACTCAAATCCCTGTTCATCAAAGGCACTCATCGGATCAATAGCCATTAATGGCTTGGCACTCTTCTGCGTTATCTCCAAAACCATTAACCTGACCAAGTTCTTGATATGATTGAAACTCGTTGTTATATGAGCATCTGCATAACCATAGGGAGCCCCTGGCATCTTGTACTGTACTGCTAAAGCCAAAGGTAACTCTTTCCCCCTCCTCCCAGCTATTCTGGGAAGCGGCGTACCAGCCCCATTAACCAGGTTTCCATTCAACAAAACATGATATCTGTCGGCATCCACATCCATACAATGCGACACCCGGATGAAGTCTATGTCCTTTGTATCATAAAGTTGTTCATAAATCATCGCCTCATCCTTCTGAACAGGACAAGCAAGCGCTTTCTTGACCTGATTCTGGTCGTACTCCTTCCCAGCAAATCTTATCTCTGCCTCTCCAGGAGAAAAATACTCAGTAATCTCTGCATATCTACAATCCTTCAGACTGCTTTTTACGCAATGCTCATCCAAAAGAACGTGTCTTAGATCTAATTTTTTGTACAAGCACTGCCGAACCTTCTTCGTCTTTTTTACATACTTATAACTCCCTGTACTTGGTACATACTCAGGGTCTTGGACAGTTAAATCATACTGTTCCGTCGTCACCAGACAAATCGCTGACCCAAAAATACGTTTATCTAAAAATACTTCAAAATCTTCTTCATCTGCATCCATTTCATACAAAACCTGATTAAACAGGTGCCTAAATGCTGTCGCCTTAGTAGGATCATTACTACCAACAGCAACAAAATTCACCTTGGGTTTATTCGGTAACTCCGCCGCTAATCCCCTCATCGTAAGAGCATGTACAAAGGGATACCGAAGCTGATTAAATCGAAGCCCATCACGGCTAAACATAGAGATATCATACTGCTCGTAAAGTGAATTGTATAAAGGCCTAGACCCATTATTCGCCTGCGAGATTATACCTTCAAAAAACCTGCTTATACCCGCCCGCCACAGCGGTTCAAAATACGCCCTTCTCTGCTGCATACGATTTCTCCTCCTCGCCCATATCCCCTCTACTTCAGTTACCTGGATATTCGACTTGGTTAAATCTTCGTTTGTCATTATTGTTCTTTCTTAAACTCTAATACCCCAGGGAGGTCTTCCGTGGGCAGATCCTTTACCGTATCACACAACTTTAAAATACTCTTCTCTCCCGTCTCCACATTGAGTAAACCAAAGGAAACAAGGGGAAGATGCTGAAACCTCCTAATTATCGCCGGATCTCCTTCTTTTACCAGGTCTTCTACATACTCAACCAGACTGTTATACCCCATCTTCTCCCATGCCCGCTGTGTCAGTATAGCTCCCGGTATCCCCCATATCTCTACCTGTGCCTGTACTTCTTCCATGCCTTTTAAATTATTTATTGCCCAAAATTTTATTTACTCCTCTCCCAACTCGCCTTCCTAACTTCCTCGCCCCTTTCTTGACGGCCTCTCCTGATGATTTAACGGCCTGTTTTAGGAGCGCTTTACCTAGAGTACCACCTACGGAGCCTTTCGACTTTTTCATCGCCTATAAAGTTAAATTTTGACTTTTTACTTAAATGTTTTTTCGTGGGTATGTCATGTCCGGCTTGGCCCCCACCTGTTTACTGGTTGGGTTTCTTACCTCGTTCATCATGGTTACCGGGTTGCTGTAGATACTCTTCTCCGGCGGCGCTGCATTCACCACGTCGTCTCTCGTATGGTCTACCGGTTTCCTGAAATCTATTTTGTCCATAGCTAACGATTGTCTTGTTTAAACGCGTTTATGAACATCTGCTGGTTCTTGGCCCTTGTCCACACAACTGGACGACTAAAATCCGCATTATCTGTGTTGTTTGACCACATTCCCCCCATGTATAACGCATTTCTAACCAGTCTATCTGGTCTTGTAGTTGCCCTAGCTACCTGCATAGCTAATTTCGCCAGTTTGCCCCCATTTGTCTTAGCCATAAATGTTTTTTAAATTGTTCATACTTAAATTCTACTTGACAATTTTACTTTACGCAAACTCTTTTTTCATTAACTCCTTTATGCTCGTCCCTTTTGCCACTATCCCCATCGGTATCTTTAACAATGGCGTATTCCAAAAATTTAAACCAAGAGATAAAGCATCGGGTATATCATCATGTTTTCCCCTCGGAAAGCTTAACAACTCCCCCTCTAGTTTCTCACTCTCTAACGCTCTATGAAAGACTTTACCCATCCGGTAATGCGGCAGTAGCCCCCTAATCCTCTGGTATTTGTCCATCCGCGTCGCTACCGGCTCGATCTTTACATACTGGTTCCTTAACTGCATCTCCTTCTTCATCAGCTGCACCATCGCCTCCTGATATGCCACATTCTCAATCACCAGAATCTGGCTTTTGTGCCTGTTGATATGTTTGAAAATCTCCTCCACTGTTTCAAACAAATCCATCTTCTCAGCAGAATACTCAATCACGTATTTTGTGTTATCTGCCCCTATCCCTATCGTCATTACCACCGTATCATCCGCCCCGTCTTTCTTGCTTATTGCCAAGTCTACACTCGTGATTATCCTTAGATTCTGCGGCAATTCCCATGGTTTGTAATATTTGAAAAACTCCCGCTTAAACTCCCGAATACTGTCATCCATCGGCGTGTTCATGTACTCACTCCAGAACAAATGCCCTTCCCCTACCTTCTCGTAGTTCTCCTTTATCTGCCACAATTTCTCAATCGTATACAACGCTGGCCACAACGTCGTTCCATCTTCTTTTATCGCTTTGTAAATCCTGGTCGTCCAACCCGGATATTTCGTCAGAACCTTCAACAAAAGCGCATCTTCATGAATGATTGTCCCAACGTATACCACCCGCCCTTTTGGAGCAAGAGATGGCAATACCTCAGCATTGAACCAACGCTCTAACTTCTCCCTCCTCTCTTTACTCTGCACCAACTCATCGTTTTCCAAATCATCTAACACTACAAAGTCCGGCCTCGTATTCATGTATTTTAATCCTCTCATCTGCTGCCCACACCCCTTCGCCATGATCTTTACCCCACATTTTAACTCTATCTCCCCCTCCGCCCACTTATCCGTCTCTTGCTCCCCATATACAAACTTTATCATCTCATTCGTACTCAGTTCCCTCTTTATCGTTTCTAGAAACAGTTTAGCCTGATTGTAGGTGTTGCTCGTGATAATGATAAACCGGCTCTTCTTCGTTAAAGCAGTATGTAATACACCAACTAAGGATACAACCGTACTCTTCGCGTGTCCTCTCGGCGCCGCTACCGCCACCCTCTTCTCCCCGCTGTCTTGTATCAATCTGTAAATCTCTCGGTGAAACTCCGGTACCTCCTCCTTAATGTGCTCCGGTAAGCAATATGCCCCGAATTTCTCAATATCTAGCTCAAGATACTCCTTGACCCCCTCCTTCTTTACCTCCCATATCTTCTTCTCCCCCTCTATGGCTCTCTCCCCTTGATACCAACCGCTTATTTGCATATTCTTTTAACATTATTTCTACTAAGGCTTTCCCCTCTTCCCCTAGCCCTATCCTCTTCTCCTCTTCCCTCTCTTCTTTACTCTTTACTCCATATGTGTCCCTACCCAATCTCTCTAACGCAAACCTCGCCATATCCGCTTTTATCCTGTCGTTCATCTGATACTCCGCACTCGTGAACTGCGCCAATACCTCCTCACTTTGCTCCACTATCTGCACCCTCCTCACCACCTGTTTTAACCACTTCGGCGGCTCTTCACTCAATCCCGCTGCTATGCCTCTTGCATATCCCGCCCTTACCATGCTCTTTTCCAAATCTCCGTAACTTTCACTATCCGGGTTTAAATAATTTTCCAACACCTGCCTCCTCTGCCCATCCTGCGCTACCCTCTTATCCCCTATCTCAGGCGCCCACTCCATTCCCTTCTTCCCTTCTATCAAAAACTCTTGTTCTTCCATGTTTGTTAATTTATCCTCCCCCCGCTTCTCACCTGTCAACTTTACTCCTCAAAAAATTTCTATCCATTTTTTCCACTTTACAAAATTTGGAATTTTGAGAAAAATATACTTTACTCTTAAAACTTTCATATAGAGGGTGGGGGATAGTTATACTCATACCACCACGCGCAATCGGTTTACTTTATCTATTGGCTTGTATAAGCCATTCCAGAGTCAACTATAGCTATCTTAGCCTTATAACTATAAAGCATAGATGAGCCGCAAAGCTCAGCAGATAGACAAAAGACGGGAGAAGAAAGTGCATTTTTTCGCTTTCTTTAGCCCTAAATTAGATCTTCAAAAAAAGCTCTCTTGACCCATACACTTCTTTGCGCTCAAAAAAAACGGCTTATCAATAGGGCATAGTACCACTAGACACCGCCCTTGTTACCATAACACGACAAGGAATTTAGGCTTAAATAAAACAAAAAAAAAATATATATATGAATCAATAGTTTTTTTATTTTTTATATATATATATAAAAAAAAAGAGTAATTAAATTCTCTTGATTCTTATATATATATAAAAAAAACTGTCACACACTGTCACAATTGAGAAAAGGCTTGAACAAGCCAGAAAAGTGGTAACAACAGTGGTAACAGGGTGTTACAGTTGTAAAAAATATATTACATTGTCCGTCCCTTGCCCCATACTCTTATAATATTTTGCCCTTGACTTCCTATACAACTCTATGCTTCACTCCTGACGGAGTTATAGACAAGGAACACCTGCACACTCTATACCTTGATCATTGACAATCAGATTAATAGCTAGTCTAGTAACACACTAGCTAGTTACATACCCAAACTTAATTATACCATCAGCTATTAATCAACTATGACTAAAAAAGTAATGGAGTTAGTAAAAACCTTACCAACTTCAATAGTAGAATCGGGGAAAAGCGCAGTAAAATCTATTGCCTCAAAGCAAAAAAATTGTACGGTGCAATTCTATCGGCGGCTGGCGTACGGAAGAGAGGATTTAAAACTTACAGGCGCACAGGCTAAAGCGGTAGAGGCGTTAGTAGGCAAGCCTAGCATCAACATTGGCGACATTAGGGCATTGCAGGCATTAGGGCTTGAAATAGAGGAAGTTTTGCCCCCAGGTTTAACCAAAATTGAATTATGAATAAAAAACTTGAGACAATTAAATTTCTGTTGTATGCAGGGATAGCCGGAAGTAACACGGGGATTTGGGCGGTGATAGGGCTGTTAATAGATGACGCGTTTATCTGGATAGTTACGGCCTGTATTACCCTTCTGTCTTTGCTGCTTTTCGTTTTCGCTTGCCGCGATTATGACCGATTCTGTCGCCATTACCCCATTAATTAATAATATACTATGAAAATCTTACTGACCCCCCCCTCGTGGGAAACGGAGGCGCGAATAAGCGCGGACTTGCTAGTCAACCCCAAAGTGCCAGAGCATATCAAGCTAACCTGCTGCCAAGAGCTAGTAAAAACCGCTAAACTGCTGGACAAGATTATCAGCTTTCAACTTGACCTTACCGCTGAACAAGCTTTAGAGCTTCATCACATTCTTGAACATGACTAAAAAAGATTATCAACTGATTGCCGATGTTATCAACCGATCAATCGAAAAAGGACTTGATGACTTTGGTGTCCTGTACATTGACCCCACCAAGTTAATTGACCTTATGGGTACAACCCTAAAAAACAACCATCCGGCCTTTGACCCCCAAAGGTTCAGCGATGCTTGTTGGTTAGGTGGCCATCTAGGAGAACATTGAAACAGACAGGACAAACAAGATAAGCCAGTGAAATAACAATCACTGGCTTTTTTGTTGCCTAAAATTATCCCCTTCACTTGCGTTTTAAGCCCCGCAAAGTTAAAAGTGGTGTTCAGGTATTACCCCACAACAAAAGCCCCTATAATCGAATGAAAATAGGGGCTTTTTAAGTGTCCGGAGATCCGGCGTCAATCCCAGCCGGTTATTTCGTAGTCAACTACTTTGTTTCCTGCTTTGTCCAGCTTTACGCCATCGCCTCTAGCTGAAACGGTAAACAGACACAGAGACACAGGACATTGAGCGGAACCGTGAGCAAGGTCAATGTTGATGAACTCACAATGATGATTAGGACATTTAGGCTTAGACATAAGGTTAGTGTAATTATAAGTATGATTATAAGTGCAGTGAGAGGGGGAAAGGAAAAAAATTTTTCTTTCTTTCAGGGACTAGAGAATTTTAATCTGTCTGTTGATTAAGCCCCGTATAAGCAGGTGGCCAGCGTGATATATCAGGCCAGTGCCGCTGTACTTGTGAGAGGGATTAAGGTCTGCAAATAAGCTTAAAATCTCTTTGCGCTCTGGTTTACCCAACGCCGCTTTGAGCGCCGTCTTTTCCTCTGTCGTTAGTGGTAGGCTAGCGGTCGCCCATGTACTTCGCTGCTTAACAGTTCCAAGAAATTCAGCAGGGTCAATCCCTCTTTTTTCTAGTTCTGCTAACAGTTTAACTGTCTGTATGTTTGTGTATTTTCTTTTAAGTTGGTTCATGTAGATTCCCATAATTGTAAATGTTGATTAATTGATAATTATAAGTATAAGTGAAGGCGAAAGTTTAGCCCCCCTTGACGACATAATCCTGTTGTTGATGGCCAGTTAAGCGACGGGAAGTGAATGCTTCGCTCCCCTTGTTGACATGTCTTACGGCTCGAGCGAAGTGTTCAGGTGAAAGTTGTTTAGCGTCGGCGGCTATAGCAAAGCGGGCGGCGTTTAAGACGACATTCTTTATTTGCCCGCCAGTCAAGTCAAACTCCGCTAGGTCAGTAGGTGTAATAACAGGGTCAATCGGTAACTTCTTTGGTAAGTGTCTTTTCCACAATTCAATTCTTGTTTCTTTGCTTGGCCTTTTAAACTCTATTATTAGGCTAATCCTCCTCTCTAGTGCCTCATCAAGACTATCAATCCTGTTAGTGGCCATAATCAGGATTCCTGAATAATTTTCTATACATTTTAGTAAACAATTATTCTGAGCTGACATAATTTGCCCCATACCTGTCCGACTTTGGATTAAGCCATCACACTCATCAAGAAATAGAATTGTACTTTTCTCTTTTTCTGCTTTTTGAAAGAAAGCTGTTAGGTTCCTTTCGTATTGGCCTGGCTCGCTAGACTCAAGCTGTGCTGTATCTAGCTCTAACATCTTAAACTTAAGTACCTTAGCAAGTCTACGGGCAATTAGGGTCTTACCTGTACCCGCAACACCATGAAATAGCAGGGTAATCCCCTTACCATATTCAATCACCTCTCCAAGCCCCCACTCCACGAAAAGCTTGTGTTGATTTTCAATCTGTTTTACAGCGGATATAATATCCTCTTTGGTAGCCTCGTCTAAAATTATATCACCTAAATCTATTACAGTCTTAGCGACAGGTATTCCTAAAATAATTCTTGCAAAGATTTTAACGGGGATTAAATACCATTCTCCTGCTCTACAATCCTGCATACATAAACTATTTGTTCTTAGAATCCCCTGTTGTATGCAATAGTTTTTGGTTGTCGTCCGGTTATAGTCGTTTGTTTGGTCGTTATACAGCGATACGCTTTTTTCAAAGCCATCGTCTAACTCTCTTTTTTTGTCGTCACCCCACCCCCAATATTTTTCAGTCGCTGCTTCAACCTCTTCACGTTCTTTGATGGACATGCGCCAGTTAGCGGCTTTGATTCTGTCTGCATATTTTTTGCAGAAATCACCCCATTCTGATAACAGCTTGATAGCCAGAACTTCATCTTCGATTGCTTTTATAGCTTCTTTTGCTTCTGTTTCTGTGAGTACTTTTCCAGTTACAGGTACTGACGCTGTCGGTACAGTTGCTTTCTTTTTTGTTCTTTTTTTTCTTGGCTTAGTAGTTGTACCCATAATTATATTATTTAAATTGTCAACAGTCATAATGTTAGTTGTTAATAGTTAGTTATTAGTTGTATTATCGGTATCATTAGTAGTGGCGTCTGTCTCTAGCTCTTCTTTTATAGTGTTTAATAGGTCTGTCTTGTGCTTTAGGAGTTTGGGGACAAGCGTTCGGTCTATATCCGGATTATTTCTGGCGGCCAGCCGGCAAGACCTAAAAGTGTCTAATGCAAAGTTTTCGTAGGCATTGGTAATCTTTGTGTATAGCACAAAGGTTTTTTGGCTCTTTGCTTCTGCAAGTATTTCTTTCGCCTCTAGTAATTGTTCGGTACAAGCGATAAAGGATTCAAGCGCGAAGTCACCTGTTTTACTTTCAGTCGGTGTTGCGTTCCAAGTGCTGCGCCATCTTTTTTGCCAATTCTCTAATATATCTTTTGCACCTTCTCCATCACCGTCCTTAAAGTAAAGCCACTTGTTCCCGCCGCTATCCTCCTTCTTACCCTTCTTTGTTTTTCGGCTTGGCATTAAAACATCAGGGTCGGAATCAATCTGGGCCCTAATCGCCACATCATAATAATTGGCAAGTATATATTGGCAAGCACGACACCTTTGGTCTAGTTTATCAGGGTGAAGGGAACACAGACCTTGAATAGCTGCTTTTATTGCTTTTTCCCTTTTCTTGTCGTTAGTCTTTTTCACCATATTATTGGATTATTAATTGTAATTAGGTTTTCCCCTTTGCTTTGTTCATCTTGTCAAGGAAGGCATTAACATCATCAATAGTTGACTTGCTACTTGGCTTAGAGCCGAATTCTTTCGCTACTTGCCTTCCCCTTTTACTTCTGGCTAGTGTGATGAAGTTATCATCTACTAACTGTCTGATTATAGCTTCCTCACAGTTTTCGGCTCTAACACCTTTTGAAACAGAAATAAGAGATTGAGCTATAAGTTGTTTTGTCTTTTCGTCTTCACCTTCGGCCATTGCTGCAATTAGTGTTACAATGCCAGTCATAAGCTCGGAGAAAGTACCTCTTACAGTCCTATATCCGCACACCTCCTTGCCCGCTATTAGATCTTCGCTGTGCGGTGGAAAACTTAGTAATACCGATTGATGGTGGCTTACATCTACCTCACCATTGCTATAGTGTCCTTCTCTTATAACATCTCCTTTACCCTCTAGGTTAGTGATGACTACCTTAGTTAGCTTTCTTCTATCCGGCGTGAAAGTGGCCATCTTCTTAACTTTCCCGTCTTTACCGACGACATTGGTTGTCTGTATTTCTTCCCCTTCCTCTGCTACTATTTCCGCTCCCTCTTCTGGAATAGGTATAGAGGTTTGATTCATATCTTTTTGTTTTTTGTTTTTCGGGTCTTTGCGACTTTTCGGGTCTTTGCGACTTGGCATGTTGTTAAGTTATGAACACCACCATATATATATTGGATATATGCATATGTCAATACCACACACAAGTCGCTTAATAGAGCCATCTTCAAACTGGCCTATACCCTGGCCTATACCACGGCAAAACAAAAATCATGGTACTAGCAATTCCAAAAATTTGCCGCAAAATTTAAATCAGTTATCTTATCTTGGAATTACAAAACTTTTTAACACAGCATTAACAATAACAAAACAGGGGCTAATTTCCCTGCCGTCTTAATTGTGTTTATTTTTTAACTATACTTATGCTTAGACTTATAGACGTAATTGCAGTTATATGGTTCATTTACTCTATTGCTCTAGTTATAGGTCTAATTATAATGGTAATAGAAGATTGCAAGCGAGAGGGGTAAAAATTTTTTATTTTTATTTTTTAATAAAGTTTAAAATGGAAAAAACTACCGGAAGTGAAGGGGGGCAAAATTTTTGGGCTGGTAAAGTAGAAAAAAGTTATGCCAAATATATAAGCGAGCTGGGTAAAAAAATTCCTATTTTCGCTGTACTCACGCTTGGCAAACACCCTGATGGGAAATATCTATTTAGATTTAGTCCTGGTAAAATTATGGACTATAATACTCGTAAAGAGCTGGCCTATATTCTCCTTGATGCTGTGCAAGAGTGGCTAAGTAATTCGGCTCCAGAAGAACCAAAAAAAGCAGAAGGGGAGAAAAAATTTAAACTAGAAAGCTAATCATTTTGCACTATGGCATTTGAAATCGTAATTGAGGACGGTGAAATTTATCGCATAATAAAAGATGGAAAAGTTCTCCTAATTAATACTGATGTAGTAATAAAAGGGGTAACTGAAGACAAAACTGAAGTATTAATAGAAATAAGAAACCGGGGCCTGTATGCAGTTACGACTGACACCTTAACTAATAAACATAAATTCTCATCTTTACTTGCCCCGTTTGTTTTTCTGGGTAGTGACCGTGATTTACAATGTCTGGTTGCGGCGTTGATGGAGCGATATAAAAAGGAACACAAAAAGAAGATTTTGGTAAATCTTAAGGATCATGTCGGTAGATATTACGAGCAGGGTCAAGATTTTTGGGTTTTAAAAGAACATATAGCTTGGATTGAGCAGGGTGAGCTGAAACTCCAGCCACACCGAGGGTTTTGTTTGTTCGAGCGAGGTGAAAAAGTTTTTTTTATTGATATCAGGAGTGTAGATGACGAACTTAAATTCGGCGGAGTTTTGCCAATGGAAGAAAATAAAGAACTAGATTTCCCCTGTTTATTGGATATCTGGCAAAGTCAGTATGGATTGAAGCCTTTGAGCTGGGCGGTGTTAGGTTACTTTGTTGCCTGTATGTTTATGCCTGAGGTGTTGGATTGCCGGGGGAAAAGATTTTTTCCTTTATTTGCTATTTCTGGGACGACCAAGTCGGGTAAAACCTCTTTGTTGTCGAACTTTTACAGATTCTGGGGGTTGAATATGGTAGGCTGTGATTATACGCAGACTTCACCGTTTGTAGAAACTAAGCAGCTATGTCAGGCATCCTGTTTTGCAATTTGGCGAGATGAGATGAGAATGATGGGCCACGCATTGAGTAAAGAAACAATAATCAGGTCACTATATACTAGGGCGGCTATAAACAAAGGTACAAAAGACCAGGAACTAAAAAGTTATGTGCCTAAGTCTACGCTGTTACTTTCAGGAGAGGACGTGCCAATAGACCCGGCGGTACGGAGAAGAATTGTTTTGTTCGAGCTAGATGATGATTGGAAATTGCCTCCTATGGATTTTGACATGGCGACCTGTCAGGCGAATGGGGTGGTACACGAACTCTTTTGGAAAATCTTGGTAAAAGGGTTCGACAAAAAAGTATTCAAAATGTTGATGGAGAGAGACTTTTTTTCTCCTAATGGTGACGAGGAAAAAGTTTTGTATTCCGCACTGGGCGCAGTTTTTGGGCTTGAGGCGGGTGAAAATATTCTGAAGATAGTCAAAACTTTTTGGGAAAAACAAGAAACAGAAGGATCTTTCTTTTCTACCGTAAAGAAAACGTGTTTTACTGAGCAGTTAATAGATTTTTTCTTTAATGTCTGTATCAGCAGAGATTGGTTCGACAGAAACGCCTTTCAGGGGAATGCCCCTTGTGCTGCTTCTAAATATGTAGAAGTAAAAAATGAGGTGGTGCGATGGAATGTGGGAGCACTTGTAGACGTAGCTTATAATTTAGGGTTTTACAGACAGACTACTATTTCAGTACCAATGGCAAAAAGTCTTTTAGCAAAAAGTCTGGGGGGAGAGAAAAAAGTACTCAGAATGGGAAGGCGACAAATCCGGGGAGTAGAAGTACCCCTTTCCGAGTATGATAAAGAGGAAACGCCAGAAGTTTATAAAACTTTAGTAAAGAATATCAAGATTGCCCAGGACGATTTCCAAAACTATTTACTGCCAGAAGCTTATGTTGAAATCAGACAAAACGATTGAGGAGCTGAGCTTCGCCGACTGGTGGGCAATGTTCCCCGGTAGCTATCTTTGTGCCATGCTTCCGAAAGAAGGACAGGCAGAGGGGTGTATTCCTTCTGATGAACTTCCAGCGGGCTGTACCGAAGAGCAGGCTTTCGAGTTTATGCAAAAATATGTACAGATGAATCAAGGCGGCTGGAACATACATTTTACTCCTAATGGTGTAAAAGTAAAAGAAGATAAAAATAAACTCTTAAACTTCGCCAATGTTAATGCTTTCTTTGTGGACATAGATATACCTATGACTAATGACGTAAAGTCAGAGGCGGACTTGGTAGTCAGAGCAGAATTAAAAAATGATATACTGTCTGATATTTTTATTAAAAAGGTACCCTTACCTACGCTTACTATAGAAACTAGAAATGGGTTTCAACTATATTGGGTAATTAAAGGCATAGTCACAGAGGAAGACTTTAATATGATACAAAGGGCACTAGTGAAAGAGTATAAGGCCGACCCCGCCTGTAGCAAACTTACTTCTATGCTTAGAGTCCCCTACTTCAAATATTATAAGAAAGGGGAGACTGGAATTATCAAGCCTGTTCAACTTTTTTGTTCAATGTGCATGTATACACAGGCAGAGATATTAGAGCACCTGGATATACAGCCAGTAGAGGTAGAGAGAGAGAGAGTATTCATTTCTGTACCTACTTATAAAACAAACAAGTCTATGTGGCAGAAGGTAACTGACTTGCCAGTAGACCAGGTAATAGAAAAACTTTCTGGCACAGATGCAGTCAGGGGAGATGTGTTCACCCTAAAAAGGACTTCCCCCGATAAACTCAATATCATAGCCAACGGAGCCACTACTCCAAATTGGTTAGACCTGGAAAAAAATATGATTTTTAGTAATAACCAGCCCCGGTTTTGTAACATCTTCCATTTCCTAAAATGGTATGGTTTAACCCCCGGAGAAACTAAAGAATATATTAAAACACTGTTCAAACTATAAGTCATCTATATCTAGTTGACCCCCCTCTTTGTATGCTATATAAGAAGGGTGGCACAAAAGAAAAGTTTCTTTACGCCAATTACAACATAACAGCATAAATCCATGCCTAAGTTCACGATGAAAGCTCTCTCAGAAGTAGATAAAAAGAAAGATGTCTTTATCCCATTAGAAGAAAACCTCTATGTAGTAGAGGTGGAAAGCGCGGAGTGGGGAAAAACGAAAGTCAAAATTTGGCAGGGTAGACAAGCTATAGAAACAGATGAAGAGGAAGACCAGCTTATAGTTACGTTCCTAGTTAGGTCAGCAGTTGACGGTTCAGCAATCAAGCGAATTGATGGAGAGGAGATGGTAAACCCTAAGATGAAGATGTTTATAGTAGAAAAAGACCTGGGATATAATAAAAAAGAGCAGTGTCATAGAGACGGTAGGCTTATGGTCTGTGCTCTCACTGGTCTAGACCCAGATGATGAGCTGGAGTTCGACGAACAGACCTTTATTGGCAAACAGGCAAAGTGTTTCATCGAACTATATACTAAACAGAATGGGGATAAGGGGAATAAAATGACGAAATTCAAGCCAATTAAATAAATGTTAAAAAAGTTCGGAGCAATCCGGCCAGAGGATAAACAGATTATGCGACAACCAAAGGCCGTTACTAAAGCCCAAATCAAATATCTAAACTACAGGGGAGAGCAGTCTAATCTTCTAGAAGAACTGGTTAGCCTCCCGGAACACAATGACATGCCTTGGGAAAATCCCCCAGAATTTAAGTCATAAAACACTATGGAACAATTATACAAGATAGACAATAAGCTACTTGCTTTGGTCTCCACCTCTGACCCGCTGACCGGTGAAATAGACGGTGTGGAATTGGAAAGACTAGAAATGGAAAGGGATTTGAAGCAGCAGCACGTGGCCTTATACATTAAAAGCTCAGAAATGGGCTTAGAGGCCATAGACAATGAAATCGTTCGTTTAAAGGCCATTAAACAAAGCGCAGAGAGGCGGGTAGACTGGCTGAAGATGTACCTCCAACAGTCTATGGAAACGAATGAGATTTCCGAAATTAATTTTGGAGTACATACTATCAAGATTAAAAAGAATCCTCCCTCTGTCCAGGTGTTCAATGAAGACGTGCTGGGCTCTGAATTTAAGACCCAAATTATTACTACCAAAGTTGATAAGACTGCTATTAAGAAGGCCATCCAATCAGGTCGAATTGTACATGGCGCAGAGTTAGTACAAAGTAAAAGATTAGAAATAAAGTAACCAATTAAAAAATGATAAAGAATAAAGTAAAAGATTTCCGTACCGCGCTGGGGGTCTCTCAGAAAGAAGTAGGTAAAGCGCTTGGCCGTTCCCCCCTGACAATTAGCCATTGGGAAAGCCAGAAAGGGCAGCCAAACCTGAAAAATGTCCTCGCTATGCTCAAATATTTCAAGTGTGATTTTACAGATTTAATCTACGAAACAGATGACCAAACAAGAACAGAACAACCCGTCGCAGGAACAGCAGAACCCGTTGAAGTTCTCGCTGGAGAAGGAGTCGTCATCACCAACTCCGAACCCCTCCCTCCCCAACCGGAAGCCATCGTCACAACCCCAATGGACAATCCAGCTCAGCAAGGATAGGTGCAGCATAAAGGGAGCCCCAGAAGAGATAATTTTGTCCATCAGTACCTTGATTGAAGCCTTAAAAGCATCAGCAGGTGAAGAGGTGACCAGGAAAATTCTTATGGAATTATTGGATGGAACCTTCGATGAAGAACCGGAGTTGTCATATCTGCTTCAGCAGGCTTATAACAACAAAGAATAAAAAGAAAAAGAGAGCGTTTTCCGCCCTCTCTTCCCATCCATTAACTTAACCCAACACTATGACCAAAAATACTTTACCAAGTCGGCAAGAAATTATCAAGCTTTTCGAAAAAGTAAAAATAATTATGTCGGAAGCTGACCAAGACTTCGTGCAATCCACCCTAATGTTCTTAGCTTTCGGAGAAGGTGATGTGGCAGATGAATGGGAAGTCGTAGAGAGATTACGGGGTTATGAAAAGACCTATAATTTCATGGAAAGATTTAAGCTAATTACCTTACTTAAAAAACTAATTTGATGGAGTATATTATCTGGTTCATGCTGTATTGTTCCTTATTCGCAATCGCGATATTACTAGCAACTATAATTAGAAACTATCTATGAAAACTGAAGAAAAGGACTGCCCAGAGTGTGGAGAACCGCTAACGGTTAGGAAAAATAGGACAACTGATGAACTTTTCCTTGCCTGCACCGGCTACCCTAGCTGTAGGTATACAGAAGAGATAGACGACCTAGAAGAATTAGATGACATTTAAAAATATAACTTTAACACATTATCACTATGTTTAACAGCAAGAAAATGAAAGAATTACAGGAGAAAAATGAAGACCTTCGCGGACTAATCAAACGGATGGAGCAGGAAAACTCTCTCCGTAGAGCTACTCACGAAAGTGAAGAAAGAATACGGGAAGCAGAAATCAACACCCGGATTATCCAGGCTACAGAGGAAAAGACCCGTGATATTGCACGGCTCGAACTTGAAAAAGGTATCCTGGCCAAAGAGGTACAGATATTAAACAAAGCTTTCGGAAATATGGGCTTTGACGTTAAGGATATGAAGAGCATCCTGGAAAAACTGGTTGATGGAATCGTGGCAAAAAATGGTATTAATGTAATCAAATCATCCTAATGGCTTATCCTTTATTTTCTTATTCTCCTGGGCCTTTCCATTATGCTCCCTATCCTGAGGGTTCCCTTAGGGAGAGGCAGGATAATAGTAAAACAGGGGCAAGAGAAAAGGACTTTGTTCGGTACGTCAACGCGGACTTTGGGGTAGGGATTTGTTCTTCGGCTGCTACCACGGCATCTTACCCCCCTCTTATGAGTGCCGCTTCTGTCCCTACCGCCTTTTATCAGGACGGCTCTAATAAAGGGACTATTACGATGTCAGAAGGCACAGTCCACCTAGCAAAACCACCTCGAGATCTACAAAGTATAATCGCTTATTTTTACGCAAGAAAATGAAAAAGTCTGACCGCGACATCTGGCACCAACCCCACCGAGTAAAAAAAGTAGTCAACCTGCCCCCTGACGAGGTTAAAAAACTTCCACCGAAGAAAGGGTATTGCATTAAAACCAAGGGTGAACACGATTGGATGTGGGTGCAGAAGAGAAAAGATTGGGATTGGTATGATGAGAGGTGTAGTAAATGCGGAAAAAAGAGAGGCTGGTTTGCGGAAGACTCTATGTGGTGCCGGAAATGTAGAACAGAACTGTACTGGTGGAACACTACTAAGGTTTCACCCCCTGTCTGTAAAAAATGTTTTAAATCTTAAAAACCTAATCAAAATGATTAAAATTGGAAGAATTTATGCTCCTAAGGATCCAACTAAATGCGGAACTTTTGCAGCGGAAAAAGGCGCGACATATGTGAGATATTACAATAAGAATAATTATGAGTTACTAGATAAGAACCTGAACAACATGAGGTCTACCTGTAATTGTTTCGAAGAGGAGGAACTCCATGAATTATTTACCCTGGAGGCCATACAGGAGGGAGACTTGTTGATAGACGGAGACGACCTAGCAAAGCTAGTATTGGGACGGGCGGGGAGAATTGTCTTTCTTGCAAATCACAACAAGGAGCCGGATGGAAAATGTGGGTGCTTAAACCAATTCACAATCCAAGAACTAACAGACTTTCATTATAGGTTTGCAGACGCCCCTGAAACTACCGAAGAACTCACTATGGAACAGGTCTGTAAAGAGTTGGGAAGAACAGTAAAAATAATTAAGAAATGAAAACTTTTGTAATCGGAGACATCCACGGAGCAGCCAAAGCTTTAGACCAGTGCTTGGTCAGAGCTAACTTTGATTTTCTCAAAGATATCCTGGTTTGCTTGGGAGATGTCGCCGATGGGTGGCCAGAGACGCCCCAGGTGATAGAGAAGTTATTGGAATTGAAAAACCTAATTCTGGTGCAAGGCAATCATGATTTTTGGCTGGAAGGGTGGTTGCAATTCGGAGCCAGACCTGTCATCTGGACGGAACAAGGCGGACAAGCTACGATAGAAGCTTATTTGAAAGAACCAGAGCTGATGGTCAAACACAGGGATTTCTTCAAAAAGGCGGTAGGCTATGCTCTGGACGACAAAAATAGGATATATGTCCACGGGGGATTCTGTCGCGGGATAGCCATAGCGTCTCAGTTGAGAGAGATGCTAATGTGGGACAGGACTCTGGCAGATAAAACAGCCGGAGCCAAAGAAGGGGACAAATTCCTGGTTCACGAATATGGACATGTTTTTCTGGGACATACCTCAGTCAACAACTATAAGAAACTACCTAAGAACAAACCTTACACAGGGGGGAATGTAACTCTGCTGGACACTGGGGCAGGCTGGGAAGGGGTTCTAACAATCATGAACGTGAACACAATGAAATACTGGCAATCGGACTTGGTCTCTGAATTATATCCCGAAAGTAGAGGTAGAAATTGAATCATTAACCCGAAAAACATGACTAAAGAAGAGATGGAAAAAGAGCGAGAAGAGATGTTTGAATTTGCAAGAAAGATAACAGTCCAACCTTCAAAAACTTATATTTCTATGGATATGGCGGGGGTTTGTCCTCACTGTGGCCGATGCCCCCACTGTGGGAGAAACGGAGGGGTGGACACCTCTCCTCATGTTACATAGTGTTAATTAACAATCAGGGGCTGGGTGGCACGAATATAGCTTATAATGGCGATGAATAAGGTTCCGTCCTTATGACAACCGTTTCTATAAGGCACTGTCACATACAACGGATAGGTCGAGGTCATAAATCAGAAAACCTCGTGCAGGTAATGAAGTAAAATAAAGCAGATGAAAAATGCTGCCTATGGGTACTGACACCCACCTTTTGCTCTAATCCCTGCCCCAGCAAACCAGTAACCAGATTTCGGAGGGGAACATTTCAAGCGAAAGCTTGCTGAATCATCTAGCCCTTCCGAGTCTGGAACTGGAAAATTATGGGGAGAGATGTGCAGGGCGGAACGGGTGCTAGGAAGGTAGTGTAATCGCCAGGCTGTGCGACGGCACAATAAGCGACCCTAAATAACCTTCAATGCCAGTAACCAATCTGGCCTCTCCCCTCCACTCACGAGCAGAGTATAAAGGCTCACCTATGGGTGTGAACCGAAAGAGAGTGGAGCCACCGATAAGTGGTATGAGGAAATAAACAGCGTCGCTCGCTGATAAAATCTCATCAAGCAGGTGCGAGTCCTGCCGCACCCACCAAATTAAATCAATAACCCAATCAACAATGACCAGAGCAGAAAAATTCCACTCCTTTATGGCCTATATGGCCGACCACCCAGGAGGAGGCAACAGTAAAAGAACGGCTTAGGGCAAGCGACATTCTGCACCGACTGATAATGAAGACTGACAACATACTTGTTATGGATAATCTAGAAAGAGCACAGAAAGAGCTTTTATCCCCTAACCAATCCGAAGATGAAAACCAATAAACACGGCTGTAAGCCAACTTATGATGTCTGTATGAAACACGAAAGCCCACTTGTTTGTAAACACGGCTGCGAAGAAGCCCAGCCTCACAAATGTAATGGCTATGATAATATAACTAAACCAAAAAAAGATGACCGAAGAACAAAATGACCAGATAGAGGAAGCGGCTCAGGCTTTTAAAGCTGCCATTGAAAAGATGGGAGGTAAGGATGTCGTAATATTATGGGTACTGACCGATGAGGCCACTGACCGGGACGTCGTAGGAGGAGTACCAGCGCTATACAGGGCTAGACTGGGTGCCTGTGAGTTCATTAAAGATACCTTGGTAACGGGGACAATAATTGACCACTGTTCAGACTGTGCGGACGACGAGTCTCCTCATTTAAATTTTTAACCAAAAAAAGATGCCTTACTCTAAACTAATCAAAGTTCATTTCCCTTATAAAGATGCGGTGATGGGCTGTATGGGAGAGCGAATGTGGGTAGAAAGGCTGACTGAAACCACGGGAAGACTTTGGAATACCCCCTTTGATAACGAATTTGGACTTAAATTGGAAGATATAATAGAATTTAAAATGGGGACAGATAGTCCCTATGCTGAATTTGAATTTGTAAAAAAACTATTAAACTAATAAACATGGCTGAGCTACCTCAAAAAATTTTTAAGAAAATCCTGGGTATAGACGTTGGAAAAGAGAAATGGGGATGGTGCTTCCTCGCCGATACTACAGAAGAATCAAACCAATGCCCTACCGTTTCCTATCAGTCCTTCTATAAACGCCTTGCGGCTATAATGGCACTATATAAACCAGACATAGTGGTAGTAGGCAAGGTTAATATGTACTATCAGCTTATTTGCTCCCACTACTCTTATATAGGTGTAGTCAGACTACTGTGTGAAAAAGCTGGTATACCAGAAATTGAAATTAATGATATGACTGCCAGGGCCACTCTTTTTCCTGGAGAGGGGAGAAGAAAAGAACTTATGAAAAGACATTTTCCTTCCGGCTATGGGGAAGACCAAATTGACGCTACTATTCTAGCTAAAGCTTGGAAACAACTACAACAAGGAAAGACCCAGATGTAGTCCGTGACTATCAGGCGGGGAAGGAAAAAAAAGCTCCTAATGTATATTAAGGAGTTTTTTCCTCAGCGGGAGAACTTATATCCGAACCTCCCTTGGCTCCAAGTTTTGGAAACACTTGTATTAATAAACTTTTAACAACAGAGCGTAAAATAATTGTTCCGAAGGAGAGTAGGGCGTCACGACTGATATCCCCCTGGTGAAGCCTCAGAACTTGGCTAAAACCGTCAATTCCTACGAAAACGATGGTAGTGCCCACTATGTACAGAATCTCTTCTTTAATCGCTTGTTTTGACGGCCATTTATATTGCATATTTCATTTTTTGTCAAATTCTAGTAATGAGTGAGCAAAGCACTCTGCTACCCTATCCAAATTTTTTAAAATTATATCCAAATCCTCAAAATTAGAAATGAAACCGACCTCTACTAATAGATATGGACATAGAGCGTCGTCTATGTAGAGTCTGTGATATAGACTATGGTCTTTCGTGTTATTAAGTGGTCTGGCTCGTAACGGCAAGATATTGTAATTTTCCCACTCGGTCAATACTGCATTCCCCAACCTCTCCGCCCCTATCATTTTTTTCTGATACCAACACTCAAAACCTCTTGGCTTGCCAGATATAGATGAATTAAGATGGATAGCCAAGCCCACGCAGTTACCTGGAGAAAATCTGTTCTCTCTAATTACGGTATTAACAAACTGCATCTTTTTTAAAGGGGTGGCATCTGATTCGATACCTACCCCTTGTACTAATATCCCTGGAAGTTTGGCAGTCAGGATGAGCTTGACTCTTCTAGCTATCTCCAAGACTACCGCCCTCTCTTTAAACACCCGTAATCCAAAGCGAGCTACAGCCCCCGGATCTTTTGGCCCCAGATAAGACTTTCCATGCCCTGCTTCTACGAAGACGGCTTGATACATAAGATTTTTTATTGTTCTCTGCTAATTCTCTTCCTCAGTTTTTCCCCTTCTTTCAAAGATTGAGCATAGACAGCTTTTCCAGCCGAACCAACCGCATTGTTAACAATCTTAGCTCCCTTTACCCACTCCCTGCCATATGCCTTTACTCCGTTCATGATGGCCTGGTCAACAGTGGGACTTTTTGCTCTAGCAGCCAAATAAGCATTTTCCAAAGCGGCTCCAACATTTTTATTTACCGGAAACTCGTTTTTTACATAATTTCCCATTCTCTTAACCCCTTTCCCAACATTCTGGAGTCCTTCCTTCACCCTCTCTTTTCTGACCCCTTCTTGATAACCATATTGTGCCCCCACAGCAGTTCTCACTCCTGCATCGTAAACCCCTTTTGCTGCACCTACAACCCCTTGTCCAGCCTCCTTTATCATTCTGCCTCCACCCTCCACTACCATCCCCGCAGCCCCTCCCAATGTCTTTCCGATATCCCTTGCTACTGACTTAGCCATAGTATTTTGAAATTAAAAATTAATAACTATTTTTTAAACATTTTAATTGTAATCCTCCTTTCCTTTTTTGTACAGATATTCTACAATTATTTTTTAGTTTCTGAACCATAAAAAGGTAACGCCTGGCCTGAACCTTCGCCCTGGTTAATGTAAGATGGATACTTTGATTCCCAGGTATCACCTTTCACATCTGGATCTTTACTCCATCCAATAAATAAATCTTGCAAGCCAACTCGCTTTGCCGCCAATGTTGTCACAGGAGAAGCCAGACCTTTAGCTAACTCATTTTTCAAATAAGCAGTTTCTGTCCCTCCAGTATATCTAACCCCCTGTTTCGTCGGATCATTTGAAGCTAGAGCATTTAAGTACCTCCCCTCTTTTGCCCAAGACAAAGACCCAAGAAGATAGGCGTCATGCATCATCCTGTTGTTAGCCGCCCAAACTGGCCCTAGATACTTTTCGAGAACTGGAGAAAGAGTAGTGTTGAACAAAACGTCATACTGGATTTCAGCAGGAGAGCGAAAGGAAACCTCTCTTTGAGAACCTAACTGAGTTTTTATTGTTACATTTGCCCCCTGTTTCAAGTCAACCAAGATAGTAGGCTGGAAGGTTCCTCCATCTGGAAGTTTTGTCGTAAGCTTCACTATCTTACTCTCCACCAAACCCTGTAAAAACACTGCCAAATCCTCTCTTCCCGCTGCCGAATAGCTAGTTATTAATTTACTTACAGGAATCAGCTTTGCCCCATCAGCTTTCGGCGCCGCAATCTTTAGATAATTGTTCAAATAATAAAGCCCGTCTGTAGGTTTCCCATCTTTCACAGCGATGGCAGAAGCGGTAAAAATACCATCTCGTATATCGTTCTGGGGTATCTGTGCCGCTGGTAAATCATTTCTTACCTGTAAAATTGTATTGTTTTTTGTAGCAGCATCATCAATGACGTTACTCATTTTTGAGGTCATTATTCTTGAGTTATCTCCAACCCAACCTCTGTCTATAGCCCTTTTTACGGCCCCCTCGTACTCAAGTATCATATTTTTTGTAGTATTGCCAGTTCTCTCTATAGAAATCTCAGCAGGTATACCTTTGTTTCCAGCATAAGCTTTGTATGCGGCATTCTTTATGCTATTAACCACTCCATTCATCGCAAGATTATAGACCGCCCCTACAAATAAAGAACCAGGAGTTATTTTTCCCGTTCTTCCCGCCTCCATAACTGAGGTCTGAATTACAGCATCTTTTAGAGGCTCAATTAAGTCAGGGGCCCGCTGTGTACCCCAGTTTAAAAGCCCTCTAATAATCGGTAGCTTGTTTTCGCCTAAAGATTTGGTTCCCAACCCCAGTTTTTCTAACATACTAACTTCTTTAGGGGGAATCGTTTTAATTCCAGCATTACCAATTTTTAAAGCCGACATTAACCCCCAGGTCATAACTATATCTGTAGCCATTCTCCCTACCCATCCACCAACAGATTTTTCAGTTTCGAATCCTAGTCCAGCCTTTTTTGCTCCTGACGACCTTCCAAACTCTGTAACGGCCTTATCAACAGCATCACCCGCCCCCTTAGAAAGATTTCCGGTTAATCTAAAAATATCACCAACTTTAGTGTTAGCTATACGCATCTCGGTATCAGAAACACTTTCTCCTCTCTGAACCCTCTCTTGTACATTGTTTCTATAATTTAAAAAGAAAGGAGTAGCTATTTCTGTTAGTAAATCTGTGTTCCAAGCAATTGCATCGCTTCCCGCTTTCATCACTCCTCCGACAAACTTAGGAGCTTCAGCGACCGAACCGCCAATTACATTTTTACTAAATTGTCCTATTTTATCCGTCGAAAAAACGTCATAAGTTTGTTTCGCCACGGTCGCTGGTAGACCCTCCGGCCCAGCCCAGTTCAATTTATCTACAAAATGGCTATAATCAGCAGTTGTTGCTAATTCGGCCGTTTTAGTAGCCACACCCATAGCCGCACCCCCTAAATTTTTCGCTATGTTTACCACCTGTCCTGGTGCACTAGTAAGCCAATTCACTCCTTCTTCCGTAGCAGTAGGACGAATTAACTTGCTTTTCGCCTGAATGCTGGCCTGATTTTCCATAGCAGAAGACATTGTAGCCCCAATAAAACCCGGCTTTCCAACCTGCCCCTGTTCATTTTTTTTGGCTGTTCTATAAGCACTTAAAAGCTTAGTTATCTCCTGGGTACTTTTCCCAGCAGTCTTTAGCCCTTTTACATAATTTGTTTCAGCAGGAGTGAGTGCCATGTTTTTTAAATTAAGCGTTTTCTATGTCTGATACATCAGAGCTGTCAATATTACTAGGATAAGTTTCCGTCTTAGACCCATTAGTGTTTTGTTTAAAATTATTTACCCCTGTATTTACCGCGTTTGTTACGGTATTAACAACCGAATTTATCCCTCCGCCTACCCCCTCAGCTTCTGAAGGAGCATAAGGGACAAACTCCACTTCTGGAATACTGTTTATGTAAGTTGACCAATTTCCTGCTGCTGGCCCTGCTTGCTGCCAAGTCAAAGTAGTGGCATAAGCCCTATCCCTCTTTCTGTTCCTTGCCTCAATTCTAGCCGCATTCTGACTAGCTGCTGTTGTCCCCAGTTCTCCTGGGAAATATTTGTAAGCTTCCTGCGTATACTCTGAAGCTGTGATTGCCGCGCCAGATTCTCTACGAAGTAAAGCAGAGATAAAATCCAATCTCCTCGCAAAGTATTCTCTCTCTTGAGCCGTTTTCAGTTTCCCCAGAACAAATGTCTGCCATAAATTCCCCATCTGAGAAGCATCAGGTAAAACATTCGCCACCGCATTGTTAAATTTCCCTATGTCTACCCCCTCCTCCTCAAATTTTGTTAATCCCCTTTCTGCTCGTTCCATCCTTGCTGCATAAGCAGCAGTAGTTGCTAAAGCCGGATTAGCTGCTACAGCTTTCAGCGCCTGCTCTTTACTCCAGCCATCTGGGTTATGCGTTTCATCTGGTAAACCTTGAGGCAAAGCCTTAGCTTCCTTTAATGATTCCTTGTCTGCATCAATGGCAGTCTGAACTTCTTTAGTACAAATGGATTCAGCCTGAGAACCTGACATGGAACCTTGTTTAGAGGCCATACAGCTAGAATAAATTGAACCATAATCCTTAGGAGCATAATTAGAATACCCCTCGCTTCCCGAAGTTGGGACTCCTTCAGAAGAACCGGAGACCTCTATATCTCCTGAAGATGAAATATTGGCCATGTTCCCTTGACTTGCCCCTAAATCTGAAGGCGGAGTCCAATATCCTTCCACCGGTCTACCAGAAATAGAGGTAATCGCAGGCCCGGAAACACCTTGGTTGTTCATGGCTTTATTGTCTCCCGTCACAATCCCAATATGTTTATGGCCATCAGTCTGCGCCGTGGCAGCCCACACTACTATGTCCCCTTGTTTGGGTTTAGAATCAGCGCTTGTCTTAGTCCATCCCTTTGACTCCAGAGCTGCAACTGTACTAGAAATGTTAGCAATATTTTTATCTAAAATTCCTGCTGCTTCTAGTGCCCCGGAGACCACCCACGCACACCCCAGCGTTCCACCTTCCAGGACATCCACCGTCTTAAAGTCTTGTTTCCAGTCACCGTTATTTATATAATCTTTAGCAGCTGATACAATCCCCTCTGCATCAGGAGATACGGCATTAGGGTCATAATCACCCGTTCCAGGCCCCCCCGCGCCTCCTCTAATTTTAGTCCATTCGCCAGTAGTATCATTGTATTGTAAAAACCCCCCATAGCCATCAGAAATTACCTTCCACGAGTTACTGGTAGTCGTACTTAATTTTCCAATTCCCTTCAGAGTTTCTTGGCTAACTATTTTTCCAGTTGTAGTATCAATTGAATAAACAGTTAAGTCGCCATTATCGTTAGTTTCAGTATTAATTTGCAGTTTTTCCGCCTTAGCCTGGTCTTTAATCTCCTGAATCCTCTTTAAGCTTATACCAATCGGATATCCGGCCTTATAAGCCAATTCATTAACCGACTTCAACTCGGCAGGTGTCAGCTCGACATCATCAGAAATAAAACTCGTAATAGTTTCAGAAAGTAAAGTCTTGGCCCTGGCCTCCTGGGTAGCAGAAACTTCTCTAGCAGTAGCGGCCAATGCCGTGCTAACCTCATATCTTTTATCAAAAGAATCAGAAGTAATCTGGGCCACATTAGTCTTGTAGTTAGTTGCAGCGGCAGCTAAAGCCTCCGCTTTCGCATTCTCACTTATTTCCCGGTCATTCTGTATTGCCTCTACAGCAGCCAAATAATCATTGTAATTATTCAAAATTGCCGATTGTTTGGCAATCTCAATTTCCTGTAAATCATTTTTATAGGTATCGGAAATCTTGACTATATCGGCTGTAACCTGGGCATCTGCCTCATTCTTATCAAAAACCAAATCGTTAATAAGCCGGTCATTTTCTATCTGCGTTGCCACCATCTCTTTATGCCGAATCGAGTTTCCGAATCCACCAAGAGCCGCAACTCTAGACTCTTCACTCAGTTTCGCTTTAAGCGCAGTGGCCTTCTGCTCATAGAGCTGGTCATTAAAAGATTTCTCAGTTCTCTTTCTTTGGAGCTCCTCCTGAGTCTGTGCATATTCAAAGGCTATCTCCGCGTCTCTCTTTTGCGTTTCAGCCCCTTGAGTGATGGCCAGGTTCTTCTGGTCAAGTGCACGGTCAGAGGCGGCTTTAAGCTCATCTAAATACTTCTGCTGCTGTTCATTCTTCGCCGACGCAATTTCCTCCAGACTTTCTTTTAAATCTCCTTCAGCGTCTATTTCCGCATCCCCCAAATCCTGGAGCTCACTATCCTTATCCGCAGCATCAGCCATGATAGTATCCGCATCGTTTACAATACTATCAGCGTTATCCTCTTCTACAGTAGTCCCCTCCTTCTTATCCACTTTTGCTACCACACTGGCCTTTACTTTTCCAGTAGTGGGGTCAAGTCCAAGGTCGGTCATTTTCTGCCTAGTCATCTCAGCCCCAGAAGAATCAGTAAATGCAGACTTGCTTGCTGTACTTGAAGAAGGAGTGGGAGGTTTCGAAGCAGGCTTTTCAGCACCCGTCTTCGCAACCGTTCCTCCCCATTTATCTACATTCGATTTTGGTGTACTGGAAGTCCCAGAAACCGTATTTTTTAAACTCGTTGCCGTTGATTTATTGGCCGACGTATCCTTCACTCCCGTCATAGAAGAATTAGCGGAACTAGTCCGGGGAACAGAAGGCGTAGCACTAGTCAATTTAGTGGAAGTCGTAGTCACCTTCGGAATCGAAGTCCCCCCAGATGTAGCCTGTTTCAAAAAACTTAATGCCATTTTAAGCCTTAATTATAAAGTTTACACACATCACGGGCTGAAAATTACTGGTAGTACCTGCGATTGCCGTAGTATTCATATTCATCCCCGCCTGCGCTCCGAAATTACCTACCCCTGAATTTACGCCCGTTACCCCTGCCAAAGTCGCAGCATGCGCTATAGCACCTATCTTATTGGTATCATTGGTTACTGCTCCAATCTTTGCATAAAGGGTCGTAACATCCACATCCTGAGCCCCCCTCCAACCTCCTCTTGCCACAGCAGTAAGCGCAGTACCACCAGTGGGTAAGCCCGAACCCGACGCCCCCCCTCCCGCACCAGTTCCCGCACCAATCGGGACTCTTCCCCGCATATCAGGTACATTAAAATGCGTACCATCAGCTGAACCATAGGTCGTCCCCAAAACAAGGAACAAAAGCGGATAATCTGACCTTAAATAAGAGGTACCATCACAAAACAACCAATTTGTAGGCGCTGTCGCTCCTCCAAACATACGGATTTCACCTGTCAGCGTTGTATAATTGTCTATTCTCCCCAACGAATCAATTAACGGAATCTTCCCGACGTCGGCAGCAGGACTCAAAGCGGTGATTGTAACGACCCCATTTCCAACATCAGCGTCCATCCAGTCGGAAGCACCAGCCCCAGAAATATCTGTTCCTACGGTACCAGTAGAAGTAGAAAGTACAGTAATAGAAGAACTGGAAGTAGTGTTGCCAGACCTAATTATAAAATGATCCGTGCTCCAGCTACAGGTCTCTAACCCCGCAGTCACGGCCCTTATTGCCAACTGAATTTTTGCCGCTACATCTGCCATAGAAGTAACGCCAAGAAAAGAAATTCCATCTATGTTTCTAGCAACTCCCTCAAGAGTTAACCTAAATGACCCGTCTGCTACGGCTCCCCAAAAACCGAAACCTCCCTGAGCCCCCGTGTCACCGGTAAGATAGGCCGGAGCATAGGTTACGGGAGTAGTAATTAAATTGCTATTTGCAGGAACGAGTCTTGCACCCGTTGTTCCCGCTGAAGTTGCTGTCGCCTGTTGAGCAACTGTAGATAACTGGATTGTCCCATTCACAGTCTCGCTAGCATTGACGACGTTTGCGAATCTATCATCAACATATTTTTTATTTGCTATCTGAGCGTCAGCAGTAGGAGCCCCACTTGTCTTTGTGGTTGACTTATCAGGAATGATTACTACCCCAGTTCCTTTTCCCTGTATTTCACAAGAAATGTCTACATCTGTTCCCTCCGGAACCAAAACCACGGGGCTACCTGCAATAGAATTTTTTATCTCTAAATTGTTTACTGCTGCGGCTGTGGCAGGAGTGGAAAGGGACTTGTTCCCATTAGCATCGTGGATACCAATAGAAAAGTAATTCTTGCCGGTATAAGTATTGTCTTCAGACAGCCGAGCCTTATCCAGGTCATAACCATGATGAGTAGTCATCTCCAGGCTCTCATTAGCATTGTGCACCTTCCGATTACCTGCGACGGTAGTCAGGGTGAGCGCCGTCTGGGAAAGACCACGAAGTGAAATCGTGACAGTGTTTCCTGCAACATTAGTATAATATACATCTTCTGTATTGCTTTGACTTCTTCCAATAGTCAAGATTCCCTGTGTCCTGGTAGGCGGAGTCGTTCCTACAACCAAACTTAGGGCTATATCTGAAATACCAGGGCTAATCGTATCTACATAACGTGTTTGTGGATATTGCATAATTTATCTATCTGATGGCTTATAATTTTCGTTTTCGTCTATCACCTTCAAAAGAACCTGGTCTACTTGAATTTTACCACCATTAATATCGGCAAGTAAACCAATTGAAAACATATTTGCAATTCTGGAAACCGATATTAATTGTTCGAATCTATAAACAAGAAGATCCTCTCCTGAACCCGTTCCGCTTCCACCCCAAGGAGCTGAACCTGCACTCGTACTTCCCCAACTCGCGTCGCTTTCTCCAGCCGTTAAACTTATCCCACGGGTGTACGGAGATGGAATTATATAATCCGAATAAGTTTGATAATTTCCCCGATAAAGACGGACAGTGAGGGGCTGATAATAACTCTGTTTTCCCCTTACATAAATATATCTGACCTGCTTAAAAGTGTCTGGCCTGCCAGAATCTTCAAACGGGAAATCAACTTGGAAAGGAAAACCTGCCCCATTCGCTGTGTATCCGACATCATCTTGAAATACGTTAGAAGTGGCATCCTCTCCATAATATCTGTTCCCATTATAAACAACATAACAGTTCACCGCTTGGCCGAAATCAACTCCAAAACCACCGGTATTATAATCAAAAACCAAAATAATATTATTAGTAGGACTTCCCTTCGTTTTTAAAGCAATTTTTAAAACTCTATCATAATAGCTCATAGCCGGATTATCCTGAACAGGGTCAAGTAAACCCATCGTCCTCTGGATAATTTCAGAAATAGATTTTGTCCTAGGCTCCTCTCCCAGATTTTTCTCATTTCCTAATGACCTGACCTGATTCTGATTATTAAAAAACCACGCGTCGTTTTCTACTATCGCTACTGATTTTGCGTTAATTGTCCCCGTCGTCCTGCTTAATTCTACAGGATTAAACCCGGAAGCCAAGTTGGTATTAGTATGTTCGAACACCGAAGAACTATTCCAAATGTAAAGACTCGTATTGATAGTTTCTATAGCCACTAAAATCGTGTTTTTTGCGACTAAGAAGGTGGAAGCGCCTGCTGTCGTGTCCCAATTCTCTACCAAGAAAATTGTATTTATATCTGCTGCTGGCTCTGAGTAAAGTAACTGTCCAGGGAAAGAAGGGTCTCCGATTGTGACTAACCTCTCACAGAAAGAGTCAATTGCCGTCCCCTCCGGCGAGTTGGGAATTACAGTGAAATTAGTCACCGGATTCGCGGTTTTCACCCAAGAAGAATAAGTCAAGATTAAATCCCCCGCGTACAAAGTATCAAATTTGTCCAGAGTTCCAGCGGCGGCAGGGTCTGCTAGTAACAGCGAACGCTTCATCACAATCGTTCCTGCTCCAGCGACTATGTTCGTGGAGATAACCACATACTGAGCTCCAGAAATCTGGTAAACCGCATTCACATCAGGAGTCGTCACTACGCCCGCAACCGTGAAAGTAAAATTATGACCACGACTTATCTTCCCAATCCCATTTCCAGTTTTTCCAGTTCGTCCTACCAAATAAAGGGTATTCCCATAAACAGTAGCATCCATAGGTTTATCCTCAAGATTAGGCCAGGTTCCCGCTATTCCATCCCAAAATAAAGTTGTAAAATTAAATTCGTAGAGAGTGTGATTATAACAACCAATCAGGAGTCTCTCCGTGTCTGTCCCATTGTCATAAGGGTACTCCCATATCCCCTGCATTTTAGTTCCACCAGCGAGAGAATAGCCCACACCCTGATAGCCTGGTTTAGATGTGATTACTTTATTGGTAAATCTAGCGTTTTTCGACGCGTAAACTTTATCTTCAGGAATAGAATTATCCTCTTCATAATTTTCTGTTCCCGTCCATAATTTCCAATTTTTTAGTAACCGTAAATCACGCTGCATTTATTTGTACATAGAATATGAGTTCCAGACCGATGGCCTTCTCCTATTCTGAACATCTTTTACGCGATTGTTCTTGAAGGCAATGTATTGGCTTAACGCCTTGTCATATTCAGATTTCCAAAAATCCCAACTTGTTCTAAAAGAATCCGCTGCCGCCAACTTCATACAGGTACCATAAGCCAAAAGAGGAATCCTCCAGCTGTTTGGAATCAGGGTCGGTTTATCAGTCCCAGAGGAAAGAGGAACCACCTTTTCCGTATAAACCATCAAAACCTTAGCTGGTGTACTAGAAGCCAAAGTTGCCTGTTTTGAAAACAAAAGATGACCTTTATAAACCGTGTAAGTATTAGGAGTGAAATTAATCTGAGTAATCAGATTGTCATAGGTCAGATATTGCTGCGGCAAGCCATTTATATCCAAATACTGAATCTGTTCCTCCTGAATCGTCGCCGCAATCGTAGCCAAAGGATACATCTGTCTGACTACCGTCCCCGCTACCTGGTTAGTAGAAAGACCCGTTACCCCAGTCAAAGTTCCAGTCGCTATGACGTTTCCTGTGTAACTGATTATGTCACTCGCCATCAGAACCTTCCCTGCGGCCAGGAAAGTGGTCGTATCGGCGAGAACCAGAGTGACTGCGCCACTAGCAGTATCCGACACCAAAGTCGTGTCATTAGCCAAAGTAAATGACACGTCGTTTTCTCTAGCAGACTGTTTCATTCTCTGGTCGTTGAAAGCAGATGAATAAACATCATTTATTGCATCTTTCACCCAGTCCAGAGGAATTGCCTCTGACCCCGTAGTCGGCTCTTTCAGCTCTCTCAGGACATACTGCTGGATCGCCTCATAAGTTATGTCAGTTGAAAATTGAACCGTCATTGATTATTTCATTAATTTCTTTAAAGCAGGCGCTACTTCAGACTGCATTGGAGCGATATTCTGAGGAGTCGTCATAATTCGGATTTCCTCTTCCGGCTCATCAGAGTCCGTCCCCATCGGAGTCATCTCAATTTTGCCGATTTTATCAATCTTGATATCGAACATCTGCCCGTAAGTCTTCACCAAATCATCGAACACCTTCCTTGAAAAGATAGAATCCATTATTTTTAAAATTAAAAATTACTTTTTCTTAGACACGAGTTTCCGGGACTTTACCTGCACCGGTAACTTTTTTATACTTTTAGTCTTCTGAGCAAACTCCTTAGCCAATTTAGGTAGATTAGCGAACATGTACTTCGCCTGCTTTTTAGATTTAAACGGCATGTTTTTTCTTGGTTAAAATCTGATGAACTCTTTTTTCCGAAATCCCTTTTTTCAGAAGTTTATGTTCTGCCCTGATTACTTTTAATGCGACTTTTGGTTTAACCTTTGGCATTTGGACAATTTTTTATAGTATCAACCACCTGTCTGTCTATATCAGCGAACTGTTTAATCTGTTCTATAAGCCCTTTAGTGACGACCGTATTAGCATTAATATTCTCATTTACCGTCTTTAAGATGTCCAATTGCTTGAAAACAATTAGCACCAGGGCTATCAGAGCTCCGAAGCCTAACCCCGCGTCCGTAATAGCCTTTATAGTATCTGTATCCATTCTAAATTTTTAAATAGCTACGACGCTGCCAGTCGAATCCAAAGGAGTCCAGATGCAATAGAAAGTGATAGTTCCGTCTGTAACGGTATCTACCTTAATTTCATATTTAATCGTGGTGGCGTTGACGAGAAACTCTGACAAAGTAGAAGAGACATAATCAGAGGCAGGCGCAGCTGCATTCCAAATATCCCCGCTGTCAATAGTCGTTGATGTCGTCAAAGCAATCAATCCAGCGGTATTTAGAGTCGTCCCCACCTCAACTGTCGAAGCTCCCCCAGAAGCCAAATCCTCGGAACACACTCCGAATATCTTCAACTTTACCAATCCAGTTACAGTGAAGAGATTATGGACTGCCACAGAACCTGTAGTAGCAGCGGCAAAAACCACTGCCTTTATCGTAATTCTCCCCAACCCCGTTGTTTGAACAGGCATTGGATTAGTCATAGAAACCTCAATCGGAGTATTCGCCTCGTCTAAAAATTGTAAATCTGGCATGTCAATTTAATTAAAATCTGTCTCAATATATTATGAACTACCGCCAATCAGAACACAAACTTTTTCTTCTTAAATTCCACAACCCAAAAGACACCTCTTCGGAGTCCCCCCGCCGCTGTTGTTTCTCACAAAAGGCTGACCTTGATAAGCCCAATCCATTGTGAACAAATTAATATTACCATTGGCAGGCGTCTCTACAAACGGCTCTCCCTGATACCCGTAATCCATTGATTTTAAATCTGTCGGTAACGCCATTTATGCCTGTGTGATAACAAAACCCTCAATATAAACATTGCTATTTCCGGTGACGTAATATCCCCAGAACTCCACTTCTATCACCCCTGTAGCCGTCGGTAACATCGCCGCTAACGACGTAAGGTGCCAATCTGTATCAGCAGAT